CCAGAAGATTCTCGACACGCTTGTTTTGATTTTGGGCGTAGCGAGACAAAGCTCTGCATCCCTAGCCTCGATAGATACAGCCACGAAAGCGAATGCGGCACTCCTGCAATCCATCGACACAACCAGCAAAGCGAACTTGAAGGTTGCGACGAGTGCGCTGGACACGGCGCAGCAGTCACTCGCAATCGCGAAAAAGAATCTGGACGCCGCGAACCAGGGCAATCTTGTCTCCGCGCAGATTCTACAAAACAGCAAAGACGCTCTGGCGACGGCGAACGCAAGTCTTACCGTACAGAAGACAGCAGTGGAAGTGCTCGGCAACATTGAGAAACTTTTAACTCCTGGGGAGCAAAGTGTTCCCACGGAAATGAAACGAGACTATCAGTACCAATTAAACCGAGAGGGAGAGAAATGAACATAGTAGTCCCGCTAGGACCAAACAGCGCGGCTGTCCAAGTTCTGGACCAGTCGGGTGCGGACATTACCGGTAGCTGTTCAATTTCCGCAGTGAGCAGCGACCCAACACAAGTACAGATTGGCAGTCCCGACCCTTCGACGCCGAACGTGATTCCATTCACGTCGCTCGTCGAGGGTGGGACCGCCGACATCAACTACAGTGCGTCCAACTCTGCTGGGCAAGTGCAGCAGACCGATACAATCAGCATTCAGGCTGCAGCACCGACCTCAATGAAAATCGTTTACGGGACAACCATTCCGAGCAAGCAACACGCGAAGAAGTAGGTTTCCCTGGGGGTGAGAGGGAGAGAGGGGGAGGCAAGCCCTAGCTTCTCTCTCTTCTCCCTTCAAAAAAATAGGGAGGACAACACAGTTATGAGCGACCCACGCGACCCACACGCACCAGAAGCGAGCCAACTACACGAGCCGCGAGTAGTGGAGCAAACCTTTTCGGCTGGACGTGAGCAGAAGGAAGGAAAAACCTGCCACAATCCAAGACCGAATGCAGTGAACACCAAACCGCCCATGCCGCAAATCAAGGGTGGGGACCATAAGGCGGACAGCAGGCCAGGTGTTCCGGCTCCGGCCGTGGAGCACGGGCATCAGGCGGTGCCTGGCTTGAAGAACGTACGTCGGACGAACCCTGCATACGGGAACCGGCGCAAGTAAAGCCGATGCCAGCCGAAGAGGTAATGAAAAAATTCGCCAGTGGAAAACTCCATTCGGGAAGTAAGAAAGGTCCACTGGTAAAATCGCGGAAGCAAGCTATCGCTATCAAGATGTCGGAACAGAGAGCAGCGAAGCGAGGCAAACGCGAGTACGCTTCGGATAGAGGGCGGCGCTTAGCAAAAAAACTTTGAAGGAGAACAGTATGAGAGATTTCCACTTCCACAGCGGCCACAAGTTTGGAGAAGCACTGCGGGCGGCAAAGGCGGAAGGGCACGGTTCGATGGTGATGCGTGGAGAGCAAGTTCCAGAGGGAAAGCTGGAGGGGTTGCCGTCGAAGAATCCGGGCGGAGTGAAGCGCAACCGCAAGAAAGCCAAGAAGTCTAAAGTCACGGGCTTTCCGCACCATGTGAAGGGGCATCCGCCCAAGGCGCATGTGGGAGAGCCAGGCTTCAAGAAGCAAAGTTCAATTGCCAAGTTTTTGTGAAGTAGGCTTGCCCCTAGCATGAGCTAAAGTTATCGGAGAGTGAGGATTCCCATGTTTGACCCCAAAAACCTAGTAGGTAAACACTCCCGCGAAGACTTCGAACGTCTGCTCGATGAAGAATCCGCAGAACGCATTGTGCGCGAGGAGACGCCAGCGCCAGGCGACCCCGCAACCCATGAAATAAACCAAGACTCGGAAGAAGACAAGTATCCGACCAACAACACTGTGAATTTCACGCTGTGCAACAGGAGCTAGGAGAAGAAAAAAATGGGATTCCTTTTCACTTTGTTGGTTGTAGTGATTGTGTTCGGGCTAATTTATTGGATTGTGACTCTGCTTCCGATTCCTGAACCGTTCAAGAAAATCGCGGTGGTAGTCGTGCTGGTAATTTTCCTACTGTACATGTTGAGTATTTTGTTCGGTATCGCTCCAGCAGTGCCACTGCGTTTGAGGTAAAGGCTGTGTCGCGCAGCGGGCGGATAACGACGCGCCGGTTAGCGATGGTTGTGACAGACCACCCGTCCCGTTCTTTGCTTCTCAGAATTGAAGATTTGCGAAGTCGGTACCCGTTAGGAGTGGTTTTGCAGTGGGCAGAAGATGAGAGGAAAAGAAGGCGTGCCAGTGATTTTGCAGTGCGTGGATTGCGGCACTAAGTTTGATTTTCCAGAGAAAGACCAACAGTTCTTTACAGAGCAGGGTTGGCCCGCGCCGAAGCGTTGCCGACCATGCCGGGAGAAAGCCAAGGCAGTGCGGGAGGCGAAGGGCGGCGGCGAGGCTTTCGCACGTGGAGCGCGGCGCGAAGGAAAGCAATCTCGATGGTGAAACAGTGAACGGAAAAATAGTTCGGGAAACTCATCTAGTTAAGAAGCCGCCTATGAACGCGAAGCGGCGCAAATTTCTGTTGGCTTTGTCGAAGGGGTTGACCATTGCAGAAGCGACCAGGAAGTCTGGGTACAGTGGGCGGGCTGGATACAACACACTGAAAAGTCTAAGGCAAACCGCCCCGGAAATCCTGGAACAGATTGGCTGTCCGGTGGAGCGACTGCTAAAAAAGTTTGTAGACAAACTGGAAGCAAAAGAGACAAAGTTTTTTGACAATCGCGGTGTAGTAATTGAGACGAGAGAAGTTGAGGCACATGAAATCCAATTGCGTGCAGGAGTCGAACTCGCGAAGCTCCACAACCTCTACCCGCAACCGGAGTACGGCAATATCGCTCAATCCTCCGGACCTACTGTACATATGGTCGTCGCTGACTCCCGAATTGCGGAAGGGATTATGGAAAGACTTGCCGAGCGAAGCGCGGTCAATCGTCAACCCTCTTTGGTGGATGAGGAACGGGACGAAGACGCAGGATGAGCAAGACCTGACGAACCCGTTCAAACCCTTCCCCAACTATCCCTATTTTGATGTGTTGCAAGACCTGGCTAGCCGCGAGTCGATTCTGTTTGTAGAGAAGAGCCGGACGATGATGGCGAGCTGGTGGGCGGTAGCGGACGATATGCACTACGTGATGACACATCCCCCGGCCAAAGCGATTTACTGGTGTCAAGACATGGACCGTTCTTTGTTGCTGATTCGGTACGCCTGGACGTTGTGGGAGCAGCAGACGGAGTTTCTGAAGCAAGCGTTTCCACTAAAGCGGCCGCGCGACCGGCAGGCAGTCGACACGCTGGAGTTTGCGGCGGGCGGGAAGTGCCTGGCGCTACCAGGTAAAGATTCGAATAAAATCCGCTCGGAACATCCAACCAGGCTGTTGATTGACGAAGCCTGTTTCATCGAGAACGGCGGAGAAGCGTTCGACGTGGCCATCAGCTCCAAGGTGCTCAAGGTGAAAGTAATTTCTTCGGCAGCGCCAAGTTGGTTTCGGCGTTTAACTAAATGCGCGGTGAGGGAAGACCTGTGAGCAGATATGACCACTGCGAACCGGATAGGCGCGTTTTGAAACTGGTAAGGGTTGGGCATCACCTTTGGCGTTTGCGTGCGAAATCGCTCTATACGGGTCACGAAAGAATGGCTATTGAAGCGGCACTAGAGACAATCTGGCAGGCTAAACGGGAATTGAAGGCGGAAATAGCGGTCCAGAAGAAAGAATCCTTCGCGAAATGGCGTAGGGGAACCTAGTAGAGCAGTTAAGTCCCATTAAAAACGTAATAGGAAGCCCGTAGAGCGATTTTAAGCAGGGGGGTAAGGGTGGAAGGTCTAAGCCTTCGAAGGATTCCGCCAGGCCAGCCCGGTGCAGGTATAGCCGTAGTCAGGCTTCACTTCACTGCAGACCCCACCATGAACGAAGAGAAAGTGGCTGCGTTGCGTGCCAAGTACACTTCGGAAGCCCGCTTTCGTCGAGAAATGGACATCCAATACGAAGCCCTAGAGGGAGAGCTTTTATACCCCGAATGGCACCGCGAGATTAACGCGATTCCCGAATTTGATGTCTCTGACTCTGACCGCTGGACTCTCTACATGGGGCTTGACCCGCATCCCCGAACCGCCCACGCCTGTCTCTGGTATGCAGTGAACAAGCATGGTGATGGGGTTGTCTGTGGAGAACTTTGGCCCGAGTTTGGTACTAGGTATGGTCCCGTGGACGGAATTCGTTGGAAGGTTGCCGACATAGCAGAAGCAATTCAAATGTTTGAGTCCGACTCGGAGCTGAAGCCGTCGCCATTCCAGTGGGCACGTGGCAAGCGTTTGAAAGTGTTTCGGCGTGTGATGGATACCTACGGTCATGCCAGTGGGAACGCAGATGAAGATGAAGATTACTTCGAACTTTATCGCAAGGCGGGCATACGACTTAGTGAAGCGGCAAACAAAGCGGGCAAACCTAATGAGATAGTTAGACTTAACTTCGATTCTGCAAAGAAAGGGCATGACAACCTTGCCAAAGCTTACAACAACATCGGGCAGGCGCTCACTCAATCGCTCGATGGAGCGGGCCATGCACTGCCTCCACAGTTGACTGTATTCGAAGAGAACTACGAAACGATTGAAGAGTTTGAGAACGTGCGGTTCCCGGAAGGCGAGGCCGAAACTCTCACAGACGAACGGCCTATCAGTTACCAGAAACACTTGCTGGATTGTCTCGCGTATATCTGGACGAGCAGGCCAAGATTCGTGACTCCGAAGCGAATTGACGACGTTTTCGTTCCGCAATATCCAAACCTGGGGTATTGAAACTAATTATTTGCAAAGGACATGCAATAATGTTTGCACAATTAACCGGTGGTGGGGTAGGTTGGCTGGATGATAGAAGAGAATGCAGCATCCTTGTACACGTGCGACCAATGTGGGCACCGTTGGTCCGGGTACCTGCCGGTGGGACAAATACCGGCCAGGTGCGCGAAGTGTCTAACTCTGGCTTGGAACAGAAAGAAGCTCAAACCTGGACGACCCAAACGGCCAGATATTGTGGTGAGTAGGACCATCGAGAAGAAGGTGCAGAAGCGGGAGCCAAAGCCGAAGAAGAATAAATGGGAGAACCGTTACTGTCCCAAGCATCATTTGATGGGTTGTGAGGTTTGTGAGTAAAAAGGAGCAAAGCGATGAAATAGCTCCGGGGGGAAGTCTCAGAAGGAGTTGTCACATATCCAGCAAGAGCATTTCCCCCGGTGCGTTGGGACAAGCGGGCGGTAGGATAACACATCTTGAATTTATAGGCGGGCGACTCTAGTATTCGGCCATTCGGACCGTAGGGATGGGACAAAGCAATGCCAGAGCAAAGTTTTGCGGACAAGTCCGACAAAGAGAAATCCCCTGATGAGTTGAAAGAAGAGATACTGGAACAGCGGCGAGCCTCGCAAAGATATTTCAACAATAATTTTTACTCAGAATGGGCAGAGATTTACAAAAACATTCACGGGCGGGTGCGTCCGAACATGTACAAGGATAAGGAATCGGGCGAACTGCGCGAGGACCACACGCGCACGAATGTTTGCACGCCTGACCACTTCAATATGCTGCGGCGGGGAACCTCACGGCTGACGCGCAATCCTCCCAACCTGCGAGTACGCGGTGGCCCGGACAATCCGCAAGGCCAAGCGATGCGAGACAAGACGAGCGCGAAGCTGATGTTTAATTGGGACCGGGCAGAATCGCAGCGAGCATTCAAGAGGATAGTGAACGTGGCCTACGGAATCGGTTGGGCCATCGGCAAAAGCTACTACGACGAAGTTCCGGTGGTGCGGCAACTGCGCAAGCTGACCACTACGCTCGAACCCAAAGACTTCAACAACCTGGCGAACTCCGATGACGAGCAGGTATCTAGCCTGGTGCAACGGTTTGGGGACCGGCTGAAAGACCAGACGCCATTCAGCGAACAAGAAATGTCGATGATGGTGGAAACGATGGGCGACCAGACTTCGCTGAAGGTTTCCACGATGCGCTATCGCGGTCCGGTGCTGGATGCTCCATTCTCCGGTGACGTGTTCCCCGAGCCAGGCTTCCATTCGCTGAACGAGTCAGGCTACGTGACGGAGATGTCGATTCGCGACATCGACTTCCTGAAATACTGGAGCAAGGTTAATTCGATTAACCCGTTGACTGGCGAATCGAAACCGGTGTTTTCCGAGGACGCTTGTCAGAAGGTGCTGGATAAAGCGGGCTCTCGCCGGTTTGTGGAAGACAACGAGATTAGTTTGCGCCGACTGATGCGCGAAGAGATTGAGTTAGCCGACCCAAGCACTTCAGGGAAGCCGATAAAGGCTCCGCGAAAGCGCGTGCTCATCGACGAGCGCCACACCATCATCAGCGGGCACCTATGCGTGGACTTCATTGGCGAAGAGTCGGAATACCTGGGGCGATTGTGGTATCCGTGGGAGACGTACGGGCGTTACGTGTATTCAGAGATGGTGTTAATCCCGGATTGGCTTGGTGGGTTTGGGCAGAGCACATTGATTGTGACGCGGTTCCTTCAGCAGCTCCGCAACGTGCGGTTGAATCAGACCACGGATTTCATCAACAACAAACTGTTGCCACTGTTAAAGCATCGACGCGGAGATGACAACACGGCTTACGACGTGCGTCGAACCGGATTCGGGCGGTTACTAGAAGTGGACAACATGGCGGATTACGATTTCATGGCTGACCCGGCATTCCCTTCCGAAGCGTGGCAAGACCAGGCGCAATACAAGTTGGACATGCAGGAGGCTGACCCTTCGACGGTGGACTATTCTCCGGGAACCAGTGAACAGCCAGGGCCAGGGAAGTTTGCGACGACGGCACGGCTGGCCGACAAAGCAGCGGACAACGTGACTTCGGATACGCTGGACCAGGTAGGGTTGTTCATCCGCGACGTGGTGGAGTTGCAGTTGTGGATGGACCAACAGGCGATGAGCGAGCCGGTGGACGTTCCGCGTGAATACTTCGAACGGATAGACGCTATCAGTTTGCGCACGCAGGGTTCGCAGGCACGGGTAATCCGGGTAAGCCCGATGGATATTCAAGAAGACTTGGAAATCCTGCCGGAGCAAGGCTCGACGCTAGCTGCCGATGATGAGTTTCGAGTAGCCGGGTTACAGCAGTTCGCGGCAATTGGCGAGCGACATCCGGACATCGTGAACATGCGGGCAGTGATAAAGAAGTTGGCGGAAGCAACGCCAGGAATCAACGCGGAAGATATTATCTTGCCACCACCGCCACCACAGCCGCCTGTGCCACCAGTGAAGTTGAACATTTCGCTGTCCATCAAGTGGGAAGAACTGGCGCCGGATGTCCAGGCCGCGATTTTGCAGCATGAAGGATTGCCGGCCGAATTGACGACGGCGAAGGGTATCGGGCACATGCTGGACGAGACAGCGGACGCAGCGGATTCAGCGGCGCGGCTAGAAGAGCCGGTGAATCACGACGTACAACCGCCAATGCAAGCCAAACCGAACGGAAAGGGCAAAC